TATATCTTGGTGAGTTAGGATCGAGGTTTACCTTAAATGTTTCTACTACATTTGGACGAAGGTCTTCATCTTCATATGTGAAAGGTGAACCCTTTACAGCAGATTGATCAACGTATCTTACAATAACGTCGAAGTCACCATACTCAGAACCAGCGATTGTTCCAGCTGCACGAACGTTTGCGATGGCAACCTTAACTTCATAGTTCGAGTGAACACCGTGTGAAAGTGTGTAGAACTTGAAGAGGTTTGTTGCAATAGCACCGACCTTCTGTGATGTAATGTATGGTGTAGATGCTTCGCGATAATCGTTTGTAAAGTCCCATTGTGGTGTTACAGACGAACCTGTTTCAATCAAAATGGTTGATGTTGGATCAGCAGCTAATGAAGCAGAAGCAGCTTTTGCAAATGAAACATAGTTGTAAACAGCGTGTGTACCATATGCACCGTATCCGTAAAGATCACCAATGAATGATGTGCTGTTTGGATTGATAGATGCGCTGAATGGTGTTCCGTTTTCTGATACAGCGTTTCCTGTGAATGCAGATGTATCTGTTGCAAATCCACCAGAAACTGTAAGAACAAATGAACCACTTGTATTAGATGCAAGAGTTGATTGTGCAAACAATGATGTTGAATCTGTACTTGTTACAACGAATGTTGGGTGAAGTACAGAAATTAGTCTCTTACCAAAGCTACCAGTTGCAACGATGGCGAGAGGGTGTTTGAGCGAATAACCACCTGAACCAAGAACACGAACGATAGTTGCACTACCAGCATTCGTTAGATAGCTCTTAGCGGTGAAAGGAAGATATGATTGCTCATATGTTCCACCGAACTTTGTTACGAAATCAGAATATCCTTCAACGACCGTTGGTACGAACGCTGGTCCTTTCAATGTTGGACCGATGAGTGCTGCACCAATCTGACCAACTCCTTGTGGTAGGAACGAAAGGTCTTTCTCAATCGTAAATACGCCAGGACTTACAATTCTTTCATCAGCCACTATTTATCTCCAAAAAAATTAAGTATATAGTTGTCTCTGCTATAAATATGGATTAAAAAATCCAAATTATGAGCCAGACGGAATAAATCTTCCAGAATCCAAGTCAAGAACACCGTCCCCATACTTTTCGTTAAGTTTTTGGACGAGTTCTTCTTCTTTTGATTGTAGTTGGTCATATGTTTGAAATAAACTGATCCGCAACTCTTCCATTTGTTTTAGACGTTTATTTAAAGCGTAGAGTTCAATCTCTACCTGACCTAATTGAGCAGTGTTTGTTGCATAGTCTGATTGTAAACCTTTTACAGCTTCAATATCTTCTGCTTCAAACTCTTTTCCTATTTGTTCTGACATAAAAACCTCTTGTTAGTAAAACACTATAACTATAAATATGAGTTTATTTTCCGAGAATCTATTAAGGGTCGTCTCGTAATCTTCTTATTAAATCTTCTCTTGCCTCTTTATCATTGTAATTCAAAGATCTAAACGGATTATCGTTGTATATCTTTTGATTTTCTTTGAACGCACCTTCAATATCTCTCGATGTTTCTGTGTCAAAAACAATACGATTTGGTGTAACCACTCGTTTTGTTGTTGCTTCACCTGCAACTTCTTTTGGAAGAAGATAACCATGTACAACTATCTGGAAACTTGCTCTCACAAGACGATCTTGTCCTGTTGTATTTGTGTCTTCCATTGTCAATGAATCAAGATTCGTAGCAAACTTAAAGAAGTTCTTTTCACCAAATGATTGTCCAGTGTAATAAACAAACTGTTCAATCAAGAAGTTCAATTGGTTTTGATACTCACACCAAAGAATGAAGTCATATGTAACGTCTACATAATCTGGTATCGGAGTAACAAAGTACTCTTGTCTTTTCTTTATACCATACTGTGAACTAAACTTATCATATGGTGTTAACTTATCATATTTCTGTTGCATAATATACGAAATTTGATTCGTGTTGGCAACCTTATTTCTCTTCAACTCATTTTTCATTGTAACACTTGATCGTCTAAACGTAATGAGTGGGGCAAGTGTTTTACCCTTCTTATCTTTTAGATACCCGTTTCTTTGTATGGATGCCCATTTTTCCGCATTCGCATAAATTGTTGGGACGATCACAGACTCATTATTGTCTTCTATTCTTAATTGCATTGTTTGATCTATGAAAGACTTAACAGCAAAATCAATATCATAAAGAGTAACACCAAGATTTTTTACCTTATCTTGGTCTCTTCTTATTTGAGTATGACGACCTTTACCTAAGTCTATCCGTGGATTCTCTACCGAGTTTCTATCATCGGTATAAGAATCACGAGTTCTTTTAATAGGAGACTTGCGGTATGGTGATGAGTTCTTAGGCATTAGATGTTACTCGGTAAATCATTGTTTTCATTAAGTCTTGGGGCAGAACGAACTTCTTCGACGTGAATTCTAGAACGTCTTGTCAAGTGTGTATTTGCGATGATAGAAACATTGTGACCCCAACGTTCTGTTGCAAAAGAATAATCTGGATTCTTACCACCGAAGTATTGATTTTCTTGGATGGCATCAACTTCCCAATATTCACCGTTGTATTCTATAACGTCGCCGACTTCAACATATGTTTCTACGTCTTTTAGAATTTCTCGTATAAATCCAAAATCACAAACCTGAGTATAGTCTTGACCAAACTCGTTTCCTTCGTATGTCTGTGGTTGACGATTTATAAGTGACGGTATCTTTATTGGCGAATGATATACCTTCTTATCAGATTCATCATAGATGTTTGTCTTTGTATTATCCAATGAAAGTTTATACAAAGCAACTTCGGTATCTATAATATCCTGAATAAGTTCTACATTGAACTTGTGTACCAATGATGCATCTCTTTGTCCATGAAATAATGGCATTGGTTTATCCTATGTAAATCTTTAAAGGAGTTCCGTTAAGAGCAACATTTAAGTGTTCTGTTTCCGCACGTTTTGCTTCAAGAAGTTTAGAACGTGTCATTGTATCTAACATCGTTCTTAACTCATCAATAAGGGCTTGTTTCTCAGTTGATGCAGCTGAAAGAAGATCAGCAGCATTTAGAGTAGTTTCTCCGTTTGGAATTGGAATAGTTCCATACTTACCACGGATATATCCCAACATCTCTTTTACAAGTGCAAGTGTATATCGGAATATCCATTGACGACCAACTGAGTTTATCTTACCATACTCCATTCGGTTGTATGGTGCATTAGACATATCTGATACAGATCCACTTGCGGTTTGATATTTAAGTGGATTGGCACGTTCTTCTTTTACAATGTACTCAATCCAAAGTGTAAAGTCCTTTACAGGGATCGGGTGAATACGAAGTTTGTTGTTTATGAGTTCAAATCCGTATGATGACTTTCTCATCAAATCATTGAACTCAATTGCCTGAATACGAAGTAAGTCAGCATACATAGGCATCAACATGAACGATACACCTGTTGAATATGCACCGAAACCGAACGTATCTAACATCGCCTGATTACCCAAGTATGGGTCATAGAAACGAGTAGATGCAGGAGGTGAATAGTGGTGAACCTTCTTGATTTCAATCGAACCAGTTGGAACTTTTACGTCACGAATGAGTTGATTTAGATCGTATATCTGTCTATCTGTTTGTATCGCAATTGAAGCAGAATAGAAGTTCACATTACCGTTGGTAAAAGTCTCTGTACCGTACTCTGTTGCTAACTGAATCATACCGCCCATATTTGTTGATATGTTTTGGTGTGTCAAGTTATTTGAAGTTGGTGTACCCATAATGCTCAACATATTCTGTTGAATATTGAATTGGTTCACGTGGTTCGAGTATTCCGAGATCGCTTCTTCAAAACAAGTATAAAAGTTTGCCGCTTGTAATTCTACGTCCACAAGTGGGTAACCAAGTCTTTTTGCACACCAGTCAGCAACGTTGTCAGCATCAACTTGAAATTGTGCTTCAGCATCGAAAAATCCGAACGGTGTACTACCTGTTGTAAAACTTGAAGAACCGGGCCATATTGGAATTTCTACCATTTACTTCTCTTACTTAATATCATCAAAGTGTTTTAGGATGTCTTCAACAATCGGATGACGGTGATTGGTTTTCAATTCATACACACCCAGACCATTGATAGTATCAGCCATATTCAATAAATATGGAAGACCAGAGTCTTTCTTGTTTTTTAAGTCTGTTTGTGAAGAATCACCTGTTAAAATCATCTTCGAGTTCATACCAAGACGAGAAAGGATCATCTCCATCTGTGTCTTTGTTACGTTCTGTGATTCATCCACGATTACAAATGCGTTAACAAATGTTCTACCTCTAAGGAATGAAATCGGTGAAATCTCGATTGTATCTTCTGACATTAGCTTTTCGATCTTTGCTTTGTTTGTTAACATAATCATGTTAGCTTGGATTGGAGAAAGCCATGGATCCATTTTCTCTTTCATCGAACCCGGTAAGAAACCAATATCTTCATTTGATACCGTTGGTCTTGTAATTATAACTCGGTCAACTTCACGATAAAAAAGAGCCTCCAAAGCAATTTGTGTTGCAAGTAAGGTTTTACCAGAACCAGCTTTACCAATAAGAACGGAAATCGTATCTTGTAATATTCTTGCCTTTGTTTCTTTTTGTTCTGCATTCAAAGACATATTAAACTGAATCTTGTTCTTTATGTTCTTCCTACCTTTTTTAATACCACTAACCTCGATACCTTCTACTTCCACATTGTCAAAATCAATTTCCATTTCTTCGCGCTTACTCATAATCTCTCCTACAATAATTTGGAAAGGGTTTCTCCTATTACTTTACCGTCTCTCGTCATGTCTGCAATAATTGTGTCCATATTCTTTTGCTTGTGTGTCCATTCAAAACCAATCATTGCTATTAGTTC